AAAGATTTGGTAGATTTTGGTAATTATTTACTAAGCGAAGAAAGAAAAAGGCTTTTTGAGAACCATCCAGAACCAGTCGGAACGTTAAAAGAAAGGTTGTCAAAAGTGCATCATTCAGATATTGAAAATTTTTTAATGAATAGAAAAAAGATTGAATAATTTTTCGTAATAGTATATTTGTAATTGTGTGAAGTTGCACGGTGCTAAAGTAGGTAGATTTGGGGAAATTGCTAAAAGACCATAGAAGAGACACTCGATTGATTTCGAGCTGTCTCTTTTTTGCATTATACCAAATATGAAAGTATTAAAATACAAATATAACCCAAGCAAGAAAGGCGTGTTTCGTGTTTCTATAGTCAAAAATCCTGCTGTTGGTGAAGGTGATTTGGTTTTGATGTCTACTATTCCAGACACACAAGAAATCAAAGGAGTGTTTTATTCTCCTGTTATGATTCCAGATGTAAAAATCACTCGCATTGATCCAGAGACAGGAGAAAAATATCTAGTGTATTATGATGCTGAAACAGTGGAGCAGTTAGCAAATAATTATTTCAAGCAATGCGGAAACCGTGATACTAATGTAGAGCATGAGGATGACAATACCGAAGGAGTCTACCCAGTTGAAAGCTGGATAGTTAAAGACCCAGAGAACGACAAAAGCAAAGCTCTTGGAATGCCATTACAAAAAGCTGGCACTTGGATAATGGGGTACAAAGCCGACAATCCCGAGGTATTGGAGCAAGTAAAAAATAAATTATTACAAGGGCTATCAATTGAAGGTCACTTGGATATGGAAGAAGATACGGATAGCCCGATCGCTAAATTTAATAAACACAAAGTTATGAGTAAACCACTTTTGGAAGCCTTAACAGATTTAAAAGCAGTGATTATGTCTGCCATATCTGGAGAGGAAAAGCCAGCTGAAAAAACCGCAGAGGAATTGGCAGCCGAGGAAGAAAAGAAAAAACAGGAAATGGAAGCGACACCGCCAGCGGAAGAAACTCCGCCAGCCGAACCAACCGACATGGAGAAAGAAATGGAAGCTTTAAAAGCTGAAAATGAAATGCTGAAAAAAGACAAAGCTGATTTAGAAGCCGAGCTTGCAACTTTTAAAAATGATGCTGTACTTATGTCATCTCAGTTGGAAGAAGTGAATAAAGCTTTTGAAAGCTATAAGACTGTGAGAATGTCTAGCCAAAGCTTAGGGAATTTGGAAAACAAAAAAGGAGACAAGCCTTATTCTGAAATGTCTAATGCTGAAAAAGTAAAGTATAACCGTAACAATTAAAAATCATGGCAGACGCTAAGGAAAAAACAATTGAAGAGCAAAGACACGAAGCTCTGACCGCTGAAATAACAGCAAAGAAAAAAGAAATTAAAGAGCGTAAAGAAACTGAACTGAAAGACGGGTTTTTAAATCCGTTAGGAGAAGGAACTTCTTACGCTGAATTTCAAAAAGCAGTTGCTGACTCTAAAAAATCAATTGCTGAATATTGCAAGGGAAAACTTGAAAAAGCAACTATTGAGTGGATCGAAAACGAAATTAAACAAATAAAAGAGTAAAACATGGCAGTAGTATTCACAGGCACGAAGTTGCCACAATCTGAGTTGGCAGAAATCCAACAGGAGTTATACCAAGACTCTGCGACATTTCGTGAAAAGTGGGTAGACATTCAAGAAGGACATAAGTCTGGCACTGATGTTTATGAATCCAAAGTTTCAGTAACAGCCAAAGCAGCAACTTCTGGAAAGGTAGTTGCTGATGCTTCAATAACATTGAGAGCTGATAAAACACCCGTTACATTAACGTCTATTGAGTTCTCAGACATTGTTGACGAATCTACATTGTTAGATACTCGTTTTGAACGTTCAATGAAATCAGGAGCTTACAATAGAGTTTCTAACGAATTTGATAACGCCGTATTGCAGCAGGTAACCCCAGCAATTGGAGAGGCTCTGGAAAGCATGATTTGGGACGGTGCAAAATCAGCTACGAAAGTTTCTATTGCTGGATTAGTTCCAGGTGCTGGTCAGGGTTCAATTTCAGCAGGAGCGCAAACTTTGGTTGCGGCAATGCCAACTAACTTAATTGATAGTTTGCCAGCTACAATCTTGTATAACGCTTCTCAGTCCAAAAACACTCCGGGTGCTGGATTAGGAGATTATAAAAAAGTGCTTTCTATTGCAGCAGTGACTAGCGCAACAATTGCAGCAGAATATGCTAAGATCTATGCTACAGCTCCAGCAAAAGTGATAAATAACAAAACTAACGTTCCGTTTATTTATGCACCGCTAGGAGATCAGCAATTAATTAAAATTGCAAACAATGCAGTCGGAGCGGCACAACAAGTAAACTTCTTAGTCGAAGGATCTGGAGTTAATGAAAAAATTTCTTACAACGGTATTGAAATAAAATTCGTTCCATTAGTAGGATTCAGAGTCTTGGCAGATCCTAGATATTTAAAAGTGATTATGGACTTAATGTCTGATATGTCAGGATTGAATATCGGAGAAGTTGGAGAAGGAGCAATGCAGCGTTTTATCAAAAATATTCAAACGCTTGCTACTTGGGTAACGAATCAAAGATACATTACTCTTTACGGAGGATAATAATTAACGGGCAGGAAACTGCCCTTAATACACTAAAAATATGTGCGAAATAGCATTAGCAAAATCACGTAACCTTAATTGCGTTACGAAAAAGGTAGGGATTAGGTCTCTTTCAATAATCAAATACGATCCTTTAAATAGAATAGCTACCACTTCTGGAGGTGTTGTAACACTTCCAGCTTATATGCTTACTGCTACAGATCCAGCAGGGGCGAAAATAGCTCGTTTCGACGTTAAAAATACTACTTCAAACTATACAGATACACTTACTAACAATCTAGATACCCGTTCTGGAGGGCGTAAGGGTCAGTTACCATTGGTTTTGGTTTCTGCAACTGGGTTAGATAATATCGAATTATCCAACATTGTTGACGAATTAACGAAAACGGAGTTTGTCGGTATCATCGAAATGAAAAATGGTGACTTTTTCGCTATTGGTTCACAATTTGGATGTATGGTTTCTACCGCTGTAGATACTACTGGAGGACAGGACGGAGATTTGAACGGTGTAACTATTACGATAGACACAGACGAAGCGGATTCTTTCCGTAAATTCTGGCTTACCGCTCCAGCTGTAGCGCAATTACTTGCTTCTACATTAGCATATTAATAACGTGCTTAAATTATAAACAAAAGGGCGTATAATTGCGCCCTTTTTTAATAACTAATTTATGAAAGTAGTAACTCAGGCAGTGCCGATAATCAAATTTTCGCCCCGCTTTTACCCTGCTTTATTAGATGTATTGGTATTTACTTTAGATAACGGCACGGTAATTCCTTTTACATGGATAATAGAGAAAAATAATATCGTAGCAACTCTGGGAAGTACTGAAGGATTCACACAAGGAAGTAATTATTCATTCACAATTACCAAAGGCGCAGATATTTTTTACAAAGGAAAACTTTTCTTTCTAAAAGATGGTACGGACGTGCAAAACTACACTAACAAATCACAAAATACAGCACGATGGGAAACATAGAAGATATATACTCTTTCAGCGGCGAAGAAGTCGTAAAAATGTCAGCTTGGCAACCTATTGATATTAATCCAAGAATCACGCAGGGCGGTTTTAACGCCGTGTGCAACGGAACTAACAATTCCAATTACAAAACACTTCGTGATGCTTATGATGATAGCCCTACAAATCAAAGCATTATAAGTTCGTTTGTCAACTTCATGTATGCTGATGGAATTAAATACGTTGGATCTGATTTGGTTATCGCAGATTATATAAGTCCAGATGATCAAGAATTACTTTGTTTAGATACAAAAATGTTAGGAGGTTTTGCCTTGCAAGTGATTTGGAACGATAGCGAAAAAGACCGTAAGATTTTGAAATTTGAATATGTACCGATTGAAAATTTTGCAGTTGAATTAGACAACAGGCTTGTACATCCAAAAGTCGTGGGTTATTGGTACTCTTGGGATTGGACACAATCTCCTACTTATACACCTGTGCCTTGTAAAAAATTTAACGGCACATATCAGGGAGGCGTGGAAATAATCATTATCCAAAGAATTACTAAAAATAAATTCTTTCCATTGCCTGATTATTTTTCATGTATTAATTACTGTATTGCTGAAGGCTTTTTAGGACAAAATACTAAGACACATTTCGAGTTTGAAAATAAAATTACAACTGTTATAAATTTCAACGGAGGAAAGCAGGGT